GTGCAAGAATGGTGCTTCCATTATGTACGCCCACCAAAATCTACATGACAGGCTCAGTTCGTTCATGGGTGCATTATATTGATCTAAGGACCGCCAATGGCACTCAGAAGGAACATATGATTGTTGCTGAAGGTGTCCGTGATATTTTTAAAGAACAGTTCCCCGCAGTATCAGAAGCACTTGAATGGTAAATGTAATTCGTCTAAGGGTCATAGGTAGTGCGCTCGTCATTGTTGCCTACTTCATTGTCCTTCATGTAAATGTATTAGTTGGTGTGGGCGCTCACTTCGTTGCGGATCTTATTTCAATTCCTTACTTTATAAGGACAAAATCATGGGATGTGGTTATAATGTTAGCATTCCTACTCTTCATTTCGTTATCTAAGTTACTATGAACATCTTTGTAACTGACCCTAGTCCATGGAAATCTGCTGTTGTTCTTCCTGACAAGCACATCGTCAAGATGCCCCTAGAAACCTGTCAGATGCTATCCATTGTGTGCTCTGACAAATGGGGTCATGGTTTCGGCACTCTTCCCAAAGCAGACGGTACTCCCTATGCTACTGAGAAGGGTGCTTTTCGTAATCATCCTTGTACTATCTGGGCAAATAATTTTGTGCTAAACTGGCAGTGGTTACTTGCTCATGGACTTGCTATGTGCAATGAATACACTGCTCGCTACGGCAAGGTCCACACCTGCCAGAAGACCCTTCTAGCAGCAAAGAAGATACTTCCTACTGCAGATCCACAAGGACGCTCAGGGAAGCACACAACCCCCTTTGTTCGCGCTATGCCTGATGAGTTTAAACTTGACACAAGCATTGATACTATTACTGCTTACAAAATGTACATTAGCAGCAAACCTTGGGTTGCATCTAATTATCTTCGTGACCCATCCCGCAAACCTGACTGGGTTTGATATAGATACTTAAAATTACTATTTTTTTATGCCCACATACAATGTAAAGAATTTGAAAAACGGAGATCAACTTGAGATTCAGATGTCTATTTCGGAATACGAACAGTGGAGGAAGGATAATCCTGACTGGGATAAAGACTGGTCACAAGCGACATTTGGTGGTACAATATATGGGGAACCTAAACAATCTCAAGGATTCAAAGAAGTGATGCAAAAAGTACAGAAGCGTCACCCCGGTGCTAACTTATCCCGTTATACTTGATAGAAAATGCCAAGAAAAAGAAATTCTGCTCCAGTTACATCTGGTATGACTATCAAACAGATGAAACGAAAAAAACCTATTAATCAAGAGTATCTTAAGACAATTGAACCTCTTACTGAGAATCAAGAAAGATTCTTTAATGATTATGGGACAGATCTAAACATCTTTGCTTATGGTGCTGCTGGTACAGGTAAGACATTTGTCGCATTGTACTTAGCACTGAGAGATGTTCTAAATGAAAATACTCCTTATGAAAAAATCTATATTGTTCGTTCTTTAGTACCAACTAGAGAAATCGGATTCCTTCCTGGAGATCATGAAGACAAATCTTCACTGTATCAGATTCCTTATAAGAATATGGTAAAGTATATGTTTAAGATGCCAGATGATAATTCATTTGACCTCTTGTATACTAACCTTAAAGCACAGGGAACTGTAAGTTTTTGGTCTACATCATTTATTCGTGGCACTACGTTTGATAATGCTATCCTTCTGATTGATGAAGCACAGAACCTGAACTTCCATGAACTTGATTCAATCATGACTCGTGTTGGTGAGAATTCTAAGATTATGTTCTGTGGTGATGTTGTACAGACTGACCTTGTGAAACAGTATGAGAAGAATGGCATCATTGACTTTATGAAAATCCTTGAGAACATGGATGAGTTTAGTTCCATTGAGTTTGGTGTTGATGATATTGTCCGTTCAGGACTTGTAAAATCTTACCTTGTTAGTAAAATGAATCTCGGTCTTTAGTATGTTTAATCATGTTGGTAATTCCTTAAGTGAACTCGCTCAACCTACCACAGTAAATGGAGTACGTTATTATCGTACCCCTAGTGGTAGGAAACTACCGTCTATTACATCAATCACGTCAATGAAATCTCGCAAGAGTATTGCAGAATGGCGTAAACGTGTTGGTGCTGTTGAAGCAGATCGTATTTCTAAACAAGGTACGACTCGTGGTACTAAGTATCATGCATATGCGGAAGATCACTTCAATAATCTTGAGGTGAAACCAAAAGATCTCATGGAAGAGATTAGTAAACCATATCAATTGTTTCAGAATTCTCTTCCTTATTTTAGTGACATAAATAATATACATGCTCTAGAAGCTCCCCTCTATAGTGAATATTTTGGTCTCGCTGGTCGCGTTGATTGTATCGCAGAATATAAAGGTGAGCTGGCAATTGTAGACTTTAAAACTTCACGGAAACAAAAACCCGAGAAGTGGATTGAGCATTATTTTGTTCAATGCGCTGCTTATGGTGCTCTCTATTACGATCTTACGGGGATTGAAGTGGAGAAACTTGTTATTATTCAAGCATGTGAAGATGGAGAAGTGCAATTATTTGAAAAGTATGATAAAATGTACTATATGAAATTATTGGAGCAGTACATTGATGAGTTTATTAACTATCATAAAGGAGCGAAATTTGCCAATGTCTAAGGAGAACCTTAATGACATTTTAGAAAAGAAATTTATGACTGCTGCAAAGTTTTCTATGGAAATTGAAAACTTAATGACTATTAGTCACGGCACAATGAATTACATTGAATGTATTATTCATTTCTGTGCCGAAAATAATATTGAAGTTGAAACTGTTTCTAAATTAATTTCAAAACCATTGAAAGAAAAATTAAAGTATGATGCTCAACGTCTCAACTACATGAAGAAGTCTTCTAAGGCACGACTTATTTTATGACCGCATTTGAATCTTATAGAATGTATATCGCACTGAAGTTACACTTCACGACCGATAGTTATGATTATTTCAAATTCAACGGCAAAACTAGAGTAACAGAAACTAACTTTGAAAAAAGAAAAGATCGTTACTTCTTTAAAAAACTTACCAATCGTAAGAAGGATGCAGAAATTCTTCCCTACTTTGTAGCAAACTTTATTGCTGATTCATCTGGATGGATTGGTAAGATGGTTAGGGCAGATGGTGATGATAACTACAGAGCATGGAAGAAACGCATGGAGAGTCTTCACTATAACTTTAGTGAGGATGTAGATTTTTTATTACAACAGGTAAATGAGTTTGATCAACTATTCAAGATCATAGAGACTCACCCACCATTAATAAAGTTTCTTTTGGGAAAACAAATTTCCATGGAAACTTTTGTTATTTTAAATCAAATTTTAAATTTCATACCACAGTTTGACAATAAGATTACTGAGACTATAGTCTGGAGTGATGTAAGGAGAACCGTCATAAAGTATTCGTCATTCATAACTGTGGATACTGTTAAATATAAGCATACGTTAAAGGAAAAAGTATTAGATCACCAATGTCTTTCTTTGATTCAAAAATAGTACAACAAGAAGCTGAAGAGATTAGTCTTAAGCAGCAAGAAATTGTCAATAGGATGCCATTTATTCCTCTGATGACATCAGACGATCGTATAGATTTTTTTGATGCAATGCTGGACTTGATTGAGCGCCAGAAAATATTCTACATGAGATTAAATCTTTCTGATGATCCTATGGCAAAGGAACTGAAAGAAGAATTCCGTCGTGCAGCCAAGGTTCTTGGTATGGATGCTGAAGGTCTTGACATGTTAGGGATCTATGATAGTTTCCGTGAAAACATGGAGAATGTGCGTCAGCAGGTGCTTGACGGCGACCTCTAAATAGTGTATGATGATCCTGTTGGGTCATCGTAATCCAACAAATACAAACAATACAGGTAATACGAATGTCTTTTGCTGATCTTAAAAATGGATCTAAATTTGGTTTTGATCGTCTGACTAAGGAGATTGACAAACTCCAAGCTACTGGTGGTAGCAATGATGATCGTTTCTGGAAACCTGAGATGGATAAGTCAGGTAATGGTTACGCTGTTATCCGTTTCCTCCCTGCTCCTGATGGCGAAGAACTTCCTTGGGCAAAGGTGTGGTCTCATGGTTTCCAAGGTACAGGTGGATGGTATATTGAAAATTCTTTAACCACTCTCGGTAAGAAAGATCCTGTGTCGGAACTGAACCGTACACTATGGAACAGTGGTCTTGATAGCGATAAGGAAATCGCTCGTAAGCAGAAGCGTAAACTCTCTTACTACTCCAACATCTATGTTGTAAGTGATCCTACTAATCCTTCTAACGAAGGTAAGGTCTTCCTCTATAAGTTTGGTAAGAAGATCTTTGATAAGATTCAGGCAGCAATGCAACCTGAGTTCCAAGACGAGACCCCGATCAATCCGTTTGATCTGTGGCAGGGTGCTAACTTTAAACTGAAGATTAAGAAAGTTGCTGGTTACTGGAATTATGACTCCTCTGACTTTGCTCCTACCTCTACTCTTGAGGATATGACTGACGATGAACTTGAGAAGGTTTGGCGTGCTCAGAATTCTCTGAATGAGTTTATGGATGCTAAGAACTTTAAGTCTTATGAAGAACTTGATACACGTTTGAATGTTGTTCTGGGTCGTGGTCAGAAGCAAAAGTTTGATCGTGAAACTATGGAAGATGAGTCTGAAGGTCGTGGTAGTTTCAATGAGTCTGACATTATGGGAGCACCTTCATTTCCTCCACGTCCTGCCACTCCAGAAATCCGTAAGGAACTGAGTGAACTGCAACCCACTGTTGCAACACGTTCTGCTCCTACGACTGACAATGATGACACCCTGTCCTACTTCGCTCGTCTTGCTGAAGAAGATTCATGAAAATCTTAACTCTTGAAGACTATCAAAAAGCAGGTGAAACATTTTGGCCAAAGTATTGGTATATTGCCAAAGAACTGGGTGAGAATGCTAAGTCAGAGGATATCCTAAAAGTTATGGAAGCTGTTGGTGGTATTGCATTAAAACTTGCACTGGAAGATAAAGAAGGACCCTTCGGATTTAATAAAAAGAGTCAAGAGTGAGTGAATAAAGTGATTAAGTTTCTTGTGAAAGGTCTGAATCACCCAGTTACTTATCTAAACCTTACGTTCATTGGAATGTTAATGGTGATTCAGGTTGTTCATACTAAAGCACACCTTACTTTAGAAGCAGACGTGCATGGTCATGTTCACAGAACACTGAAAAAGAATCCAGAACTAGCAAGATCTTCCTGCTACGAATTGGGTTTTTGAATTCCATAAAACCCCGAAAAAAAATTCGGGGTATTTTTTTGTCTATGAGGTTTTAAGAGTGATATTGTTAAAGATACTAGTTTTGTTTAAAGTTCTCTTAGCATCTGAACTGAGAGTATATTTGAAATCTGAACGATAATTTACTGATCCACTAAAGAGTTGAACAAATCCTCTCAGATAGGTTGGTTTTAATAGTTGAATTTTTCTTCGCTTGTTATTTTGCTCTACTTCATAATTATAGTTACTAACTGAAGTTAGTAGGGTTGACCCATTTTCATATTCTTCCACAAAAGGATTGTATGATTTGATATATCTAAGTTTGAATGAATTAGGATCACTAGAATTATAATTGACAATAATTCCACTTGGTTGTACAATTTCTCCAATATCATTTTTTACTTCTCTCGTAACCCAGTGTTTCACACCTTCAAAATTAGTATATCTTTTATTCATTAATTTTTCAAACTCACCACTAGAAAGATACCAATCATGTTTGAGATTTTTTATTTTATTTGATAATAAAATAACCCAATCATAAGTAGGATCTCCATATAATTCTGATGCCAACATATCTGGGCGAGTACCTTCCTTTAACTCAACTTCTACGAATAAATCAGTCGCATATGCTGAGTCGTCAATTTCTAACACTCTAAAGATATTTTTAGCTAATACAAAATCTTCATTAGTGAACTTAAATTCAGTTCTATAAGGAGTATATTCTATATTTGGTAATTTTGAAAAAAACATATTACTTAAGGGTTACATTAGTGTTAAGTTGACCATTTTCATAATCATCACTGTAAATATTGCTAACCTCAGTCAGTTGTAATGTGATATTTACACCAACAGTTGTTGCTACATCTTTCGCCAATGCATCAGCATAGTTGGCAAGTTGGGTATAACTTCCTGTTGGGGTAAAATCAAACCCGACTTGATTAATAAATGACGGTAGTAATGGTTGAAGGAAAGGGTGGACATTTGCCCCCCTCATATATCTCAAATAAATCAATGGCGGTTGGGTGATAAATCTATTTTGTCCAGAAAAAATTACATTACCAACACCAGCAGCCGCAGCAGCACCAGCTCCACCACCAGCAAGACTCTTAAATCCGCCTTCAAGGGCACCACTAAAATCTGGATCACCTTTGTCTCCGCC